GAGTTACCTGGGTTCATATCTCCATCTTGAGTGAGCGATCTCCCAATTACAGAACCAGTTTGGAAAAACATATTTAAAGCTTCTTGTGGATTGTAGTTAGTACCATTACCTAAGTCTATTTCGGCAATACCATCAGCATCTAAATAAACACCATCTGGGACCATACGAGACATTACTTGTTGAAGCTTTAAATGGGTTAATTGAATCATATCCGCAAATCCAGTAATACGTTTAACTAAAGAATCTATTTTACCATTATATATTCTAGGGGCAACAATAGCGTAGTTCATTTTTACTTTTGTAAAATCACTCTTTGGGCGCATCATATTTTTTGCCATTTCCCACTTTAATAATTTGTCGGTACCAAGAACCATAACGCCTTCGTACAAACACTCTATAGATCTTAATATTCTACTATATCCACCTTCTTTATTTTCTGGAGGATTAAATTGATCATCTTTAGGTAATATTTTTTCAGCACCTGTTCCAGTTTCTTTTATCTTGTAAACTTCGTTCATATAAGTTTTATAGTTAAAATATAAAACTTGAATAGTATTATTATCTTCTTTATCTACAGAATATCTTGTGTTATAATTATTTCTATTATATGATTTATTTTTCATTATATCTTCAAGATCACTCTCTGATAAATGAGGAAACTGTTTTGCAAGTTCGTTTACTGGTATAGATTTAACTTCACCAACATAATATATATCATCAAAGTATGGTGATTCAGAATAAGAATATACCAAATTCGCAGGATTTACATAATCTATAGTAACTCCTTCAGAAGTGTTAAAAGATGTTTTTACAGCACCTATACCTAAAACAGTTAAATCATAAAAGAATCTTTTTTTAATTAACTCATAATTATTACCTTCCATTAATACGTTAATAGCTTGTTCTTCAGCTATCTCTACAGCTTGTTTGTAATCAAGCTGCATGTGCAACTCTAATTCTTCTTGAGAATCTGGTAATGTTTCTTTTGCGTTTTCGTATAAGTTTATACCAAATGCTTCTTGGGCAAAGTCGTTTAATTCTTGCGACCTCATATCCGCTAATATAGATTCCATATAGTCAGTTCTCTTGCTAACACCATAAGGATCTTGAGAATAAGCTTTTATATCATACGTTCTTTCAGCTATACCATTTACTACTATATCTACAAATTTAGGAATAATTGGAACTGGTTTCCAATCTAAATTAAGATAGGACAAATCGCCATTGATAGACAACTCATCCTTATATTTTTGTATTGATTGTTCTCCACGAGCATACAATCTTAAACTATGAAAACTTTTTTGATTACTTTTGTATCTATTAATATTTCTATCGTTATTAAACCACTCGGTTTCTATAGCTTTCGCTACTTTCAAACCATAATCGTAACTCAACTTTTCAGCATCGCTAACCGTTTGACTAGGAAAATAACTTTTAATGCCAGACTCTGCCATATATTTATTTTATTATTTGTGAATTAGTTCCAGTATTACTATACTTAGAAATATTTATGTTTAATTTAGGTTTTTCAATCTTTACATTTGGAGCGTACAAATGTCTATTGTTCGCCATGATTGCTAAACCAGAACTTATGGACGCATCAAACTTTGTTCTTTTGTTTATATCAAACTTTGACCAATCGTTTAACAATGCGTTAAAATATAAATCTCCAAAAGTTCCATCTTGCTTTATGCCAACATGATCTTGAATATACATTTCAATTGCAGCGGCATGAGCTTGTTTTATATCTTCGCTAGAGTTAGGTATTCCTCCAACTTCTTTTTCTGCTACAGATAACTTGTTCCATACTTTATCTGGTCTGTTCATACTAAATCCTCTATAACCTCTTCTTCTAAGATAATAAAGTAATCTAGGTTTATTATTCTCCGCGAGTATTGGCATACCATAAAATACTAACGCCATTAAAACATCTTCAAAAAATATTTCAGCCGTAGGTGGTCTTGATAAGTATTCTAAAAAAAAGCTGTTCGCAGGAGCGTCCTCCATACTAAACCTGGTTAAGCCGTGCAATGCTCCTTTTGATCCTTCTCCATCTACGGTCCCTGATATATCATACGAGTCACAACCAAATGCTCCCATGTGTTCATTACCAGGATACTTTACTCCGTTTTTCAGTACCACTCTATTTTGTAACTGCTGAGGTGGAACCCAGCTAAGCTTAAATCTACCTTGTTGATCTGGGTAGAATATTACTTGTGAATCTTTTACACCGTTAACCCATTGAAAATTACCTGTTGTAATCCCTAGAGTTCTAGACATCTCTTCGTTATAATCTATTTGTTCGTATATTTTTACTAAATTAAATATACTATTTTTTGTTTCATCTCTAAAAGCATGCTCAGTAGTTCTTGGAAATTGTCTGTAAAACTCGTTTAAAGCATCTTGATCTCCTTTTAATCCATCAGCTTCATTTTGCCAATTATCTATTACGCCTATATCTATTAATTCACCATCCGGGGCGAACACATCGACGTCAGGTGTATCAAATACTGGAATTCCGTACTCGTCAATAAATCCTTCGTAGTTCCATTCCATTGGGATAAACAAAGAATAGAGACCAGACTTAGTCTGACCATTTCTATTTCTTTTGGCAACATCTGACGATCTGTATAGTTTTTTAAAATTTTCTCCACCTTTGTCTAATGAGTTTGAAGTAGAGCCCATCATACATTTACCTATAATTCTACTACCTAATCGTAAACATGTTTTTGTAACTCTCCAGTTATTTAATATATTATCAGGTCTCTCCCATTTACCACTTTCATCATGTACTAATAAAGCTAGCTTTTCACCATCGTAACTATTATCACCAGTATTCTTCCAGTCTATCGTTGTATCTAACCCTTGTAAATCTTCTAACTTTTCATTAGATGTTATTTTCTTTCTTGTAAACTTACTAGCTGGTACTCTATATGCTAATTCTGTTTTTGGTCGATCCATACCATCTTGAATCGGTTTAAAAAAGAAAGGGTAGTTTATACTAATAGGTACTATCTTATCGGTAAACATTTTCTTAGCATCAGCACCTGTTTTAGAAAGCACCCCATATCTACTATCACTTGCTAAAGTGGCTAAGTTAACTGTTTCTGCAGATGACATGAAAGAAAAGCCTGAACGTCTGTTCTTTAAGTAACACATACCATAGCATCTTTTATCTGCTTTACAAGCTTCCCAGAATATATAAAATATTCTATTAGCCTCTCTAAAGTCTGGAGCACCTACATCAATTTTGCTCCACTGTAAATACATGTAATGTGTACCTACTATATAAGTTGGCTTACCATTATTCATAAACCAAAAACCTTCTTCTCTTCTTTTAAACTCTTCGTCTATATAATCAAACCACTGTTCCTTTTGTTCATCTGGATAATTTCTCCAATCAAATATGTTTTTTAACCTTGATAATTCTTTTGGTTGTTCAAACTTTACCCATTTGTTTTTGGGGTGCACGTGCACTCCTTTTGGTTCCAACGGCAAGCCAATTCGCAAACCTTGGATTTCATAGATTTCTCCAATTTTGCCAGTTTTTGAGATAATAACGATATCATGTTCTTTATTGTATCCATATTTCCATTTTTTGCCACGATTCATTCTCGTGATTGTTGTTTTTTTAATAGGCTCTATAATCTTAACTAAACTTTGCTCGTACATTACTTAGATCTACCTTCTGCGAATCCTTTAAAGACTTTTTCCTTTCTCTCTTCAGGTGTTTTGCCCTTGAGTAAGTTTTCTTCTTCTTGAATTCTGTTAAGTATTTCAAATGCGTCAAATATAGCTAGTTTTTTAGTAGCTGCAGCATTTTTTAATCTATCTGCTGATATATCGTCGTCTGAATCTACAATCGGTTCTTTAGCGACTTTAATCAGTTCATCAACTGCTCTTTGCCCAGCTTGGATTATATTCTTCTTCGTCTCCTTGATATTCATATTTGATAGTTATAAAATTAGATAAAACTCGATATAGCCGTTCACCATCAATGGTAAACTCATACTCACTAGTTGGTCTAAAACCAATTAGATCGTTAACCTCTACAGTACCATCTGAATATTTAACAATACCTTGTAGTGGTTTTTCAGATTCAATATTAAATTGATCTACAGCTTTTAAAGGTTTTACAAAACAATAGCCTTTTGGAGCTATCCATTTGTTATTTCTTTTATACAAAAAAATTTGATCTTGGTTTATAAAATAAGTAGATTTATTAAAATAACTTCTACTGTTTCTTTCTATACCTTTTACGTCGTGCCATCTACGAAACACATTATGATGCACTATTACTGTATCTCCTGGTTTTATATCTGTATCACCAACAATTGGAGTTGATATAACAACAGCTTCTCTGTTTGTAAAGTGATGATTAAAAATTTCAGTATTAAGTATTAATTCTGAATCACCAACTTTTTTAGTATTGTTATATCTTTGTCCTTTTGGTTTTACAACAAAGTTGTAAACACTTTTCATTTTATAACCCTCGTTGTTTTAAAGTTTTTGGTAACGTTGGCATAGTAACAGTACCAGTTGTATCGTTAGTAAACGCTTTAGATTTTTTGAAATACTCTGCCATCTCTTTTTCATGCTGATCATATATTGCCTTTTTTTGCGCAGCAGTTAAAGTAGTTTTTTTCTTTTTCTTTTCATCTTGTTTCATCGGTGAATTTACAAATCCACTAAATCCTTTCATTTTAAATGGTGTACTCATAGTTTTAATATTCTAAGTTATATTCGACGGATACCGCCATGTTTTTATTAAAGTCTTTCCAAGGTAATACATCTTTTTTCTTTTTAATATAAACAGAAAACTTTTCATCTTCTTCTATAATATCACAGATTTTATGACCGCCATAGACTTCTTGACCAACAGCGTAATGCATGGCATCGTTTTTATAGTCTTTACCTATACTAATCTTCCTTATTAACTTCGCCATTTTCTGGTGGATTTGTATTTTCAGGTGGATAATTTATTTCACCTGTTTCAATATTAATATCTATTGTATTGTATTCTTTTTGTAATTCATCTTGCAAAAGAGTTAACTGATCTTGAATACTATTTAAGTTGTGTAACAATTGATGTTTTCTAGTTTCCATTCTTCCAAGTTCCATTTGGTGATTATTAATTGAACTTACAGAATTTTGTATTTTTGCCAATTGTTCATCTGTTACTTTTTCTGCTCTTGGTTTAAGATCTACGATCTTTTTTGCTTTTGGTGTTTTTCTTTTTGCCATTTTATTTAATTTAAGTTAATTGTTTATTTATTCATCTTCAGTATACCACTCGCCCGCTTCATCATCTAATATTGCTTTCATCTGAGCTCGTGTATACTGTGTTTTACCATCTAAAAAACTTGGGGTGTTACCTTCAAATTTTACAAATGTTTTAGTGTTGTCGTTATTATATCTTAAAAAACTAGCAGATGTATTTATTACCTCTGAAAAGTTTACACTAGATACTTCGCTACTTGTTATTATTACATATTTCATATCCT